GGCGGAGGCGCAAGCTCAGCTCGCGTTCGAGGCGCGGGTGCGCGCCGAGCGTGAAGCAGAGCGGATGAGGATACGTGAAAATGTGGAGGCAGAGAGGGCAAGGAACGAAATGCTGTCTGACGCAGAAAGGCGTCATGCTATAGCGCAGGCGCAGGCGGCGGAGGCGCAGAGAGTGCGAATCGAAGCGAGGGTGCGGGAACTTGACGCCGCCGAACAGGAAATATGGCAGAGGGAGCATGCCGCTAGGATAGAGCTGGCGCAGTATGCGGCAGCGGCGGAGCAGGAGCGCGGACGGCCCGGTCCATTTGGGTATTTCAAGAAAAACCCGGAGCCAAGAGGGAAGTTCAGCCCATACGGAGGTGGTGCTACTCGCCGGTCTTCTTTACCCAGATTGCTGGCGATGCGTTCTTCCTCCGCAACGCGCCGGACGTATAGTCGTCGGCGGCGAGCATAGCGGACTGGAACGGGCGGTTGTCGGTCCACAGGGTTTGGTCACAAAGTCTGAACGGCGGATGCTCAGATGCCTTGTACCAAAACACTTGATCTTCTAGCTTGTTGGAGGCTACGTTGTTGCAAATGACCAGTCCCTCGTAGTTTTCTGTGCATTGGTCCATGAAGTCACAGAACATTTCAAAGGTAGGAAACATACCTGCGTAATTCTCGTAAATTCTACGACGATTCCCTAGGATATTCTCACGCAGAATGAAGACAAAATCCACGTTGGTACGCAGGTTCGGCGTGATGCCGAGCGGGTACTGCATGGTAATAATGGTCAGCATATCAAGATGCCGACCGTTCATGAAAACAAACCGGGTGGACTCTTCGTTGATCCACTCCTTGGCGGCGTACAGACAGTCGTCCAAAATCAGAAAGGCTCGGGGATCAAACGGGGCTCCGGATGTCTTGGATTTCAGAAACCGTTGCTTTGCTGCAAACTGACGCTTGATAAACGATTGGACCTTTGCGGGTTCATACTTGTCGTGAATGAGCTTGGAAGGAACAAAGGCTTGAAAGTACTCGTTCACGACCTCTGTGGGCGAGATCACCATTCCGGCAGGGAAGCTGTCTTGAACGTTAAACAGCAGGTCACGAGCCAAGAACGATTTGCCCGTGTCTTTCTTGCCGATAATGACAATCATAGGACTTTTGCGCGAATCCATTCCGCATCGGTCTTTGATCATGTCCATATTGAACTTCCTGAGTTGAAAATTCATCTTGTTCTCACCGTCGTTTATTTTTTGACATTCATCACCGAGACACTTCATAATGGGAAAGGACTTGAGAACGACGTCCGTGAACATGAAGATCCACCGCGTACCGAGGCTGGACGGAACGCACTGGTCTATGAAGACAATACAACCCTTTTTCCCCTGCCTTGAAAAGCTATTCAAGACAGAGAATGTAGCTGGCCTGCACGAGTACGGAGTCAAGCTGGACCAGCCGATTGATTCAATTGTAGACGCAACTCACGTCAAGGTTGCAGGCAAGACCATTCCCGTTCACCGCAAGACGACGATGATTCTGTCGCCCTTCAAGACGATGCGTGGTGACTACGGATCGTTTGGTGTTCCGAAGCGCGCCAATGTAGCGGATGATATGCACGCCACCATGCAAAGCCCTCACACGGCCGCCTATGTTGGAGCCATTGCGTCCATCGCTCTGTCTGAGTCCGAATGTGTTCACTTTCCGACTGTCTATGGCGTATACGTCGGCGTGTCCGGCTCTCACACCATTGACATTTCGGACGACTACGAAGAGCTCACCGAGAAGAGCTGGTTTGCGGACCGTATCGGCAAGACGTTTGAACTGAAGCTTCGGACAGCGGGTCACGAAGCCGAGTTCAGTCATACGCGTCGGGCCCGTATTGCACTTGATACAGCGGAAGAGATTGAGTTGGGAGACGTTGACGATGTGGATGCCGACCATGTGAGCGCACCGGACGAGCAAGATGTAGAAGCCTATGACATTGCGTCCTCTGAGCCTCCGGAGATGGACGAGGAGGAGACAGATGACGACGATGTCTACGACATTGAATCGTGCAACTGCTCGGAGGGAACAAATGAGGACGAGGGCGAAGACGAGGAACCCGAACCGTTTGCTTGGGCAACATTTACGGATGTGCCTGTAGTGACAACGGTGATGGAAGTTTGCGAGGGAACGTTTTACAACCTTATCAAGGAGCATCCCGAACCCGAAAAGCATGCCGCTTGGGTGTCACAGGTTGTCTTTGCTCTGGCCTATGCTCAGAGGACGTATGGCCTCACACACAATGACCTCCACGGCAACAATGTTATGTACGTGAAGACAGATCGGACGCACTGTGTATACACAATGACCTCCACGGCAACAATGTTATGTACGTGAAGACAGATCGGACGCACTGTGTATATATTCACGCTGGAGTCACGTACAATGTTCCGACCTTTGGATACCTGATGAAGATCATTGACTTTGATCGGGCAATTATCAGCCTGCGTCTGACTGGACTGAAGGAGCCCAAGATGTTCATGAGCAGCCAGTTTCAAGAAGACGAGGAAGCGGGTGGGCAGTACAANATGGAGCCCTTCTACAACAACAAACACGCGCACATTTCTGCATCGTCGTCGTTTGACTTGGTTCGCTTTGCTACGTCAGTCTTTTGGGATATGTTTCCCAAGGGACCGAAGCATGAATACACACACCCGTTGTTTAGCATCTTTTTGCAGTGGATGAAACAGACGGATGGCTCATCGGTGATGTTTCGTAAGAAGATGGACAATCATGATCGCTACCACGGATTTGATCTGTACAAGGCGATTGTGAGGTACTGCGGGGATTCAGCAGTTCCTAAGAAAGAGATTGGCCGCATGACGCAGTATCGCGTAACCCTTTCGGCATCTCAGCTACGAGATGCGCTGGTGATTGACGCTTAAAACTCCGGCTTCCCGACAAACATATCCTGAGCAGCCGTGGCCACCGTCTCAGCAGCATCCACGACTGTCTCCGTTCCCAGAGAATACACCACGCCCGATGCAAGAACACCGGACCCAACGGCGATCTTCCCTAAGTCCGTGTAATCAACGGGCTGCGTCTTTGCGCGGCGATCAAGCACATACAGCAGAGCAGCTACGATCATCACTGAACCGACAACCATAGCGAGCATTTGATAGTCCGGCATTTGCTTTTCCTTGTGGATTGGTTTAGAGGTAGTTAGACGCGGCGCCGCACTTAAATGTTCAGGTTGACAACCCCCGTAGGCTTGGCGGCAGGCTCTTCATCCTCCGACAAATCAAGGGCCACGTCCTCTCCCAACTCAATACGGGGGCGCTCCTCGTCATCGTCGTCTTCATTGTCAGTCTCAAACTCAACTGTTTCGGACTCGCCAAATGTCAATGTGGGCTTGGCCGGTGCCGCAGCGGGCGCGGGGGCGGGCGCGGGGGTCGCAGCCACAGCCGGAGTCGCAGCCGGAGCGGGTGTTGCAGACCGACTCTGAAAGTATGCCTTGCTGATCTCCTTCCAAGGAATAAAGCTATCAATCACCTCGTCCAGTGCTCCGCCAAGCATGGTCTCAATGTCACGACGGTTGCGCGACTGCTGCTCGGAGGATACTTCAAGTGTCTTGAAGAGATACGCGTTGGACCAGCTCTTACGGGCGGCTGACTTGTAGAGTGTAAAAATAAAGTTGGAGAGAGACGGGCGTTCAAAGTTAACATTGATGTGCGTATCCTCGGACTGCTGCAGAGTGGCAAACGCGCGAATATAGCTGACAAACACACCCAGCAGAAGATCGTCCATGTATTCGCACTTGGACACCTTCTCAATGCGAGAGACCTCAGTTGCCAGCACCTCCTCTGTCCACATGGGAACGCGAGTAAGCAGATTCTGGAACGTCTTCAGCGTCTCGCTCGGCTGCTTGTTGCGAATACAGGCGGTCTTGGCATTGTCGTAGATGCTCCACAGACCATCCGCAACGTGAGGAATGAGAACGCGGCTCAGGTTCTCGCGGAGAGACTGCTTGACGAAGTCGGTGGTCATTTACTTAGACAGAGCGAAGAGAGGAATGTCAATACGGACGCAGAATGCCGAAGATTGTCTTGGTCTTGATGGTGAAGAATGAAGAGAAGATCCTTAAGCGATGCCTAGAAGCCGTTGAAGGGGTGGTGGATGCATATGTGATCACCGACACTGGATCAACGGACATGACGACTGACATTGCGCTGGATTTCTTGATGACCCACGAGGGCTGTGTTGAGATAAATACATGGAAGAATTTTGGTCATAATCGTACATTGAGCTTCCAGAATGCGCTCGGATATTGCAAGTCCAAGGGATGGGACTTGACAGATACGTATGGGCTCTTGCTGGATGCCGATATGGTGTTTGTTGCCGGAACGTTGCGAAAGCAGCCACTCGGTGGATTGGGGTACACGTTTGTGCAGTGTGCCGGAGACCTTGAGTATCCAAACACTCGTCTGATTCGAATGGACTATCCTTGGGTCTGCAAGGGTGTGACGCACGAATACTGGGATGGAGAGTGCGCGGCCATTCCTAAGGCCGTGTGTTATATTGATGACCAGAACGACGGCGGATGCAAGGCGGATAAGTTTACCCGAGACCTTGCATTGTTAGAAAAGGGACTGGAGGACGATCCTACCAACGTCAGGTATATGTTCTACATTGCTCAGACGTATCACTCTATGGGGAATTGGGCCAAGGCAATTGAGTGGTACCAGCGTCGTATTGATGCGGGTGGCTGGTACGAAGAAGTGTGGTACTCGCACTACATGATCGCAAAGACGTATGAAATCCTCAAGGACCCCGTTCAGTTTGAGGCTTGGGTTCAAAAGGCGTATGCATTTTACCCGGGTCGGGCGGAGGCGATCTATTGCTTAGCAAAGTACTTCCGTGTCAAGGGCGAGCATTACCGAGCAATGCACTACATTTCCATGGGCAAGAAAATCCCCCTTCCTGCGGATGCGCTTTTCATTGAAAAGGATGTCTACCGAGGGCTGTTTGACTATGAAGAAACGATCTGTCGGTTCTATACACTCTACACCAAGCGAGAGGCTCTCCGCGACTCTATGAAGTATCTGATGACCGACAAGCCGTTCCCCGACAATGTCTACGATAATCTGAAGTTTTACATTGAGGTGCTGGAAGGCGAATCAACTCCCTATCCGGTCAAGCGTGATCTGTTTGGACCTAACTTTCACCCTGCTCATATCTCTATTTCGGAGCCGTACCACAATATCCGATTTGTCAACTACAACCTGAATCACACGAACACGACCTACACGATGAAGGATGGGTCGTACTCCGACTCTAATCCGGTGATGACGCAGAATGCCTGCTACAATCAAGATACGAAGGAGGTTGTTCTGATGGATGACAACTCCACGAATCTTCCTCGTGTTCCTGCTCACGTGAAGGGTCTGGAGGATGTCAGGCTATATCGTAACAAGGTAGGTGATCTGTGCTTTTCTGCGACGGTTGCAGAGTATGCTCACCGCCACGCGGTGATGAGGGGACAGTACGATCCCGACACTGGAAAGTATCGCGATTGTATTGTGATGGACTCCCCGACTGGATCGGGGTGCGAGAAGAACTGGCTTGGGATTACGGGTACAGACGACGTGATCTATCATTGGTTTCCGCTTCAGATCGGAAAGTATCATGGATCCAAGCTCGTCATTCATACACGCCACACAACACCCTGGTTCTTCCGTCATCTGCGGGGATCGGGTGCTCCAGCTCGCACAAAAAATGAGCTCTGGGCATTGACGCACTTTGTCATCGGAGAGCATCCTAGGAACTATTTCAGCTGCATTGTTGTTCTGGATGACAAGACCTATATTCCGAAGCGTATCTCGGTTCCCTTCCTGTTTCATTCAAACTATGTTGAGTTTTCGATGAACATCCGCGTTGAAGGCAAAAATGTGAAGTGCATTTATTCCACGCTTGATGATAACCCCTGCGAGATTACGTTTCGTATTGCCGAGGAGGATTGGATTCAAGTATAGAGCTGCCGCCACGACTCGTTGATCTGCTTCTGCTCTACGAGAATAGACTTGACATCCTCCGGTGTAATCATCATGGGGAGCTTGACCGCCTTGTAGAAAGGATAGGTCTTTGCAGTCTTCTCGTCCGCAATCCGCAGAAGATTGATNCGGGTTACGAGTGTCTCCACTGCTCGGATCAGAACACGGACGCCCTCCTCCTCGTGAGAATACTCGGAGATCATGAACTTGATCGCATCGTCCGTGATGGTCAGATCATCCTTCATGTTGATCCGCTCTAGGACCTGAGGCCACACATACTGCTTCACAATGGACCGCTTGTCATCAGCCGTGTATCCTGCGCAGTTGATCACCTGCATACGGTCCTTCAGAATCGGGTGGATCTTCGTCTCGTCATTGAAGCTAAACACAAACAGACACTGACTCAGATCAAAGTCAACTCCCGCAAAGTAGCGGTCGTGGAAGTGGGAGTTCTGCGACCGGTCTGTCAAGTGAATCAGCATGGAAATGATCTCTTCGCCGTGTGCCGTCGTGGAGACCTTGTCCAGCTCATCAAAGTAGATCACTGGGTTCATGCAGCGAGCCGACATGATGGCATCGGCAATGCGGCCCCAGGTCGCACCCTCGTAGGTGTACGAGTGACCCACAAAGTTCGCCGAGTCCGACGCACCACCCAGAGAGAAGAACTCAAATGGACGCTTCAGCACCTCGGCAACACCGTGGCGGGCGAAGGACGTCTTGCCTACTCCCATCGGACCCTTCAGAGCAATCACGTTGCCAACTGACGAGGGATTCGCAATC